TTAAATTTCTTGAATTACATATACTTTTACAAACACATCATATTTTGCTGCCAGTTGTTCCAATTTCTTTTCTCTATATTTGGTTATGGTGAAGAAATGAATAACTGGCACTTTTCCGTTATATTTTTGTTTATATATTTTAGTAAGCTCCTCGTAACATTTTAATTTCTCATCATTGACCACCATCTTTTGGGTACGATCTATTTCTACAGCATGAAGTATTCTGTCCTCGTCACGAAATTTCACATCAGGAATTATCTTCTTCTTTTTATTATCTTTTATATATCTAATTTCTGTTTCTACTTGCCAATCATCTGGGCAAAACAAATGTAGCCAAGCTTCATTACGTAATATAGCATGTGACATTTTACTATGATGAACTACTTTACCTTCACCAAATAACTTATGTCCTGATTGATTTAAATAATAAACATACTCTTTGTTGTGGATCACTTTACTTGTGTAAATAGATAAATCATTCATAATTCTATTTGCATTCCTTATCCCTCCCATTTCGTGAACACACATTAAATGCCTTCTTGTTGCAAATTGTAACTTTCTAATCGTCGCAAGTATCGCCATTTGTCGGTTGATTTTCATGTGTGTTTGTATCCTCATGTTTTTCCACCTCATATTGTTTTAAATGGTTCCACATTATTTCATTACTAATGTAAGGCACTTGAATTTCAGTTAACCTGTCTGTTTTAAAAATTGCACGTCCAGGAATACTTTTTATCGATTCTAATCCTGGTTCATCTATCACAACACTAGAAGCTGTTTGAGTGGGTAATCTGAAGCCTAATTTCGCATCACTATTCTGTTTTACTTGTCGTGGCAATGTATCTCCTGTCGGATACTGTGTACAGAAAATCAATCTAAACCCTAACGCTCCACCTATACGAGCAATATGCGAGAGCATTTGCTGACACGCTCCTAATAGTTTTTGCTGTTCTTTTTTCATACTTTTATCAGGACAAAGTTCCGCACCTTCGTCTACTATGATGAAATATCGCTCTTTCATATTTGTCTCTACAACATTTGTATAATGTCTGGCTTTCATATATTGCATTTTCTCTTCCATCTTCCTAAGAATATCGCTTAATACCATAAAAGCTTCTATAGGCTTCTCTGCAACGGAATCGACTTGTTTTAAATTCTTATATGGACCGAACTCTAAACCGCCTTTTAAATCAATAATGCATAAGTGAATATGCTCTGGTTGTGATAGAGTAAGTGAAGTAAATACATTCTTTAAAAATACTGTCTTACCCATTCGCGTAAGTCCACCTAATGCCATATGTGGTGTTTTATCAAAGTCATGATATATTAATCTTTCTAAACTTTGCCCCATAGGAACCTGCCATTTCCCTTTCTTTATCAAATCAACTTCCCAGTCCCACTTATCCGGAACCTCCTTATAAAACACGCGAATATTCAATTTGTAATTATCGTATTGGATTCGTACGGGTTTACTTAATCCTTCACTTACAACATCTTCTACCTTTTGAATGATTTTTGACGGCATCCCTACTGGCAATCGATACACATAAGTCGTACTACGATCATCATCTTTTTGCTCAATAAAAACTGGATACTGTAATTTTTCATTACTCCTAATTGCAATTCCGCTTACTTCAAAAAATACTTGTATCTTTTTCCGGTCATCCTCTTTATTTTTGAGCTTATCACCGAATATAGCGAAAAGTATTGCCGCCAGCGGTACCGATAATAATTCCAACATAAAATCACTCCCTATATCCCTCTTATAGAGGGTATATATCCCTGTCTCAAGGAATACGAACGTACAAGCTAAAAACCTTATGTTTTGCACGGTGATTAAATTCCACTTGGCATTCTCTCATAGAAACAAAATGAGAACATAACGTAGAAGATATAAGAATGAGCCTGTGAGCGTCGTGTAGAAGGTGATATGTGGAAGCCAATGTGGAACACTCTTCCCCATTTTCTCTGCTACCTTTATCGCTATTACTGACAAGCCTGTCGCTGTCCAAATTATTATCGCTTCCCCTGCTAATGTCATGGATTACTCCTCCTCTTCCTTTTCACGAAATGCAATACCTCTTCTCGTAAGGATGACATCATAACAATCCATTAGAATTCCCCAGTCTAAAACATCTTCTTCCTCTCCATATAGATCTTCTTCTAATACCTGTGACAAGCTGAAATACCCCTTATATTCTTTTCGATCATAAACTTCATGATTTTTCATGTGATTTAGAATAGATTCTGTTTCTGCTCTTGATCTTGATTCATTGTACATATCTCTTAATTCTTTTGAAGGATGTAAATATTGAGTTGTGTTCAGGTGATTATACCGCCAACGCATGTAACCATCTCCCCTCGCGATGTCCTTAGTTCCACTTGGTGTGCCTTGTGGTCTTGATATAGGTATATGACTTAGAATGAGTTATATTGCCTGTCCATTTAAACTTTTCTAAATGTTCGTTGATTAAATTAAAGGAGGACACATTTCCATATGCGAATTGTATATAATTAAAGAGGTGATATTGTGCGATTAAAATGTAAACTTCGTGTTATTTTTGCTGAAAGAGAAATACGTCAAAAGGAATTTTCAAATCTTATTGGAATTAGTCAAACTACAATGAGCTCACTTGTTAATAACACGACACTCCCTAGCTTTCTTACAGCCTACAAAATTGCAAAAGAATTAAAATTGCACATGGAAGAAATTTGGATAGAGGATATAGAGGAGGATAATGAAAATGTATAAAAAACTTATAAGTCTTTGTGTCGGAAGTACCCTATTATTAGGTCTAACAGCTTGTGATTCTTCCAAACCAAATGAATCAAGCGAAAAAACAAACGTCAAATCTCAACCAGAAACTAAAAAAGATTTAACATCTCAGGATGAATTAAATAAGAAGATCAAGCAAGATGCTGAAGAAGTTAGTTTTGTTAAAGCAAATGGAGATCAATACGAAAAAGGAAAGAGACTTAAAGCTACAGGAACGGTAGATTTATTACTTAAATCTTCAGCTTTACCTTCATTTGTCATAAGCACAAATGAAAATGATGGAAAAGGTATGTACACTATTCAAATTGCACAAAGTGGTGTGCAATCAAGCGAAAATGAAATAACTCTCAAAAGCGGATTGAAAATATCTAAAGGTGCAACAGTAACGATTTACGGCGCTTACGATGAAAAAGATAAAACAGGAATGCCTAAAATTAGTGCAACAGTAATTGAGCAATAAAAAAAGCCGTCATAATGACGGCTTTTATTTTTATTAATAAAACTATTCTTTTGTTTTATTTCAACTACTCGTACCACCAGTTTCTTTCATTCATCCAAGTTGAAAATTTATCAAGTTCACCATTCAATAATACTTCAGCTTGTAAATATGCCAATTCAGTTGAAGATTCAAAGACAACTTTCCCTTTAGTTCCACGCCCATTCCTAGCGTTTGCAATTTCCTGGACCAGTGAAATACCACAACCACCTGATTTAACACATTGATTGATAGCCATTATTAGAAACAGCTTAATCTTCCACTTCTACAATTAATACATACTGCATATCAAATATAATTGGCTCTTTACTTTCTGTATCGACTGGTGCGGTATTACCTGTAATTGTCCCTATAACTACTGTTGGGTCGTTTGGATCTATCATTGGTAGTACTTTCACATTTAATGAACTTATTCCCGATCTAGAGTTTAGTGAAATACCATTCATCATTGTAAATGCCTGTTTTACTCTTTTGTCAAATTTTATAAAATCTTTGTAATAAAAGCGGTTTGGCTGCTCAGCATAATTTTGTTTATTACGTGCAATATCCATTAATCTAAACTCTAATGCCATAACTATTCCTCCGATAAGGTCTCTATTTTTTAATTTTCCGCTCACGTAAATTAGTGTGTGTCATTGTATAAAATTTTATTATTAATGAGACTATATTTTTGAGGAGGTGAACCATATGCCAGACAATAAAGATATTTTAATTTCTGAAAATAAAATTCCACATAAAAATTTAGAAAAAATCGAAATTTACACTATAGATAAAGGCTCCCAAAATTTCTGGGGATGTACAGAAGATCCAAAACCTTCTCCTAAACCTTCTGACGGTGGTGATGATGGTGGAAGTGACAGATAAGTTCTTACCCTTCACCTCTAGTCAATACACTTAAAGAAAAAATGACAATAACAAAAGCTACCCTAACAAAAGGTAGCTTTTATCCTTATCTCACATACACATAGGCTTCACTTGCTGTAATATAGTATGTTTTTTCTTTGCTATTGTGTACTTTATATTGCGGTGAACCATTTACATTTACTTTCTCATCAATTGTAAATCCTAATCCTGCATCTACAGAACCAGCCACATCTTTATCCTGCCAAGATGGAGCATCATAGAAACGTAGATTGTTAACTTTTGAGACAACACGCTTTCCAACAATAGAAGAATCTACTGTACTTTTCTTATTAAACTTCACATAAGATGGATCGTTCTTAATCCACTGATTTCCACCAAGATTTAACCAACCGTCTTTTTCAGCCCACACAATATAAGATTCTGGTTTGTTCAACTGACGAATCTTAGAATAGCTTGTACCAGGTCCTTTACGTAAATTAACGTTATAACCTTCAATATAAGCAATCCCATCTGTTACGGATGTTGGTACTTCCGCTGGTTTAGATGGCTTATCAGGAACAGAAACATCCACACTAGAATTATTGTATACTCGTTGTACATCTGCTCTAAATTGAGCTTCTGAAACGCCATGAGACTTTAAGTAAGCAATTGGATCTTCATGATCCGTACCGCCAAGGTAATGAGTTACATCACTATGTGTCCACAATCCTTTTTCTACAGATAACCCACGGTCACGTAAGATTTTAGCTAGTAACTTAACGTATTTGTCATAGCTGCGTTTGAATTTTGTGTAGTCCGCTGTTTCGCATAACTCTACATGTACAAAGCGTTTATTAGCAGCAGGACCGCCACCATAAGCAATGTATTTTGTATCAGCAATTTGGATTGTTTCGTCCCAATCGACTGCATAGTGAACAAATGCATTTTTCCATGTTCGAGATTCGTATTTTTGAATGTTAATAGCTGGAGCTTCTGGAGTTGCTGTAGAATGTGCTACAACGCCCTCATAAGCGCCTACACCATAACGGTATGGTTGTTTCGGTAAATCAGGAATGATAAGTGTTCGATCAGCAAAAGCACTTGTAGCAAAAGAAACAGCAAGTACTAGAATCATAAGTAACGAGGTAATATGTTTCATTGTCTTTTTCATTTAGCATCAACATCCTTTTTTATAATTTTTGTGTGGTCAAATAATCCACTTGCTGACAGTCCAATGATGATTCCTTGAAATACATTTGTTTTGATATCTCCACCCATAAATAAAACGCCTAGCATAATGCCAAGCGTTAAATTGAGTAACGGAACATATTTTGTTTGTAATCCAATTGTTTTTCCAATCTGTGAAAGACCTACTACAATTCCAATCATCACAGTAATTTCAAACATTACATACCACCTCCTTTCAAGAAGAAAGTGAGAGCTGCTCCAACAATTCCACCAACAATAAGTCGTAAAATCCAGGTAGTATTGGCGCTGATTTTATCTAACTGCTTGTTGATATTATCAATATCCTTCTCGTTACCTGTTGTTCGTATTTCTAACCCTTTAATCTCTAAACGAATGTCCTTGATCTCTTGTTTAATTTCTTGAACATCGTTTCTTACATCTTGTAACCCTTCCATTTTGACCACCTCATTTCAAAATAAAAAGAGAGACTCTTGTCCCTCTTTCATAAGTGCATTTAAACAAACCGTCTAAATACCGCCTTTTAATATTAATCCTAGAACTGCCATCACTATTGCACTGATCACAATTCTTAAGATCCAAGTTGTATTTGTACTGATTTTTTCTAATTGTTTATTAATTGTCGAAATGTCTTTTTCATTAATGGTTGTACGAGTTTCTAAATTACGAATATCTCGCATAATTTCTTTTTGTTCTGATTTAAGTCTATCAATCTTTGTATATACATCTTCCATATATTCACATCCATCTAGAATCTATATAAAGCAATCTCTATATACTATGAGACAACCCTTCTCACTGTGAATATACGAAAGCCATTTTTTATCAAAGCCGTATTTTATGCAAAATAAAAACAGCTTATGGCTGCTCCAGTTTTTCATTTATTAATTTTTGTACTAATTCTTTTAGTGTAGACACATCGTTTGTCAGTGTTACAACTTGCTCTTTTAATTGGTTATTTTCACCTTTAACAGTAGTTAATACTTCATTAAATTCATGATATTGCTGTTGGAAAGCTGCAATAAAGATTGAAACAGTATTATATAAATTAATGGCCCGTTTCTCTTTATCTGTAAATATATCTTCCGTATCATCTGCAATCATACCGAAATACGTTTCAATTTCTTTTGTTGTATATGGTTCTGTTTGTTCTTCCGGTTTGTTCACACGCATTTGATACAGATCATACATATCGTCCTTGAAGTTGTACTGTTTGATAGCTAAGTTCATGATTTTATCAAGAGCTGAGAAAGGAATATCTTTTATATTTTCTTTCATATTTCTAGCTGACGTAGGATTAAATGCTTTCGCCCACATTTGACCATTAGCATTTACATTTTCATTCGCTCGTAGCGTTCTTAACTCTATATCTCGCCATCCATTACCATACACATCTTTAATTTGTAAATTCATATCATATCCTGATACAAGACTTGCTCTTAGCATTAATCTTCCCATGTTTAAATCATGATCATTCACACCATTGGCAAAGTATATACTGTTACCAGTACTTTTTCTATCAAAATGAAACTCACCATAGTCATTTTTAAAATAATGTGGTTCTGTTGTTGTCACTATAAACTTCCCGTATCCTCGAGCCCATCCTACGGAGTTAAAAACAATGTCATTCAAATTATCAAAGTATAATCTTCCGGCTGCATATGTATACAGATGCCCACCGTCATTCTGCATTTGAATATATGATGACCATATATTAGTACCTTCCGCATTCTGTCCTTTAGATATTCCAAGTGTAGCCCAAGCTTTAGATGGTTCTTCAACGCCATTAATTCGTGGAGTCGTTTGATAAATATAGAACGATCCTGTGCCAGTGTATTTTCTATTATCAGAGCCAAGTACGAATGAAGGTTGGATACTTCCATCAGTTGTTTCCATAAATCCTATATAACCACGTGGTCTATCTAAATCAAAAATCTTCATGTCTTGCTTATTTATTTCAACAAATCTGTTTCCACTCGTTTTAAGTGTTACCCCTTCTAAAACTTGCCCTTTGATATGATCCGCTGTAATAAAACCTCTTAAGTTAATCCTATTCGCATTCAAAGTAATGTTTTCTTTACTCATATTGAAAGCTGCGATTACATCATTTTCTTTTACAGATATACTAACGCCCTTTTCAGTTAACTGGAGACGGGTTTCCATATCTCTTACGTAAGATGATGTGGCAAATTGCCCATTTGCTTGATCTTTTGTATATACCTCTGTCTTTTTGGCTGAAGCATTGATTCCTTGTTCATTGATAGTAAAGCGGTTATCAATCAAAGTCATTTTTTGATTAAATTGCTCAGTTGCAAGTTTGTTAGCTAATTCGCCCAACAAATCTTGTTTATTTTTATCAACGGTTTGCTTCAACTCAGGTATCTTAAATCCAGCAACATAATTTTCTACTTGTTTAAGCTCAACTTTTGCACTAATTGCTGTTGCCTGTTGTTCGAGCTTTGTATTTGCTTCAGTAAGCTTTTTCCCTTGATCTGATACTACATTATTTAAATTGCTAACTGTGGTGGATAGTCCGCTTGCTGTTTGCTCTACTGTAGTCATACGCTTGTCGAATCCAGCTTGGCTATTTTGAACATTTGTCACAGTAGTTTTAACACCATCCACACTTTTTTCAATATCGGTTGTTTTCTTCGTGAATTCATCGATTGTTACTTGATCTTCTGCCGCTGGTCTATATTCAGTTGCTTTATTTCCAATTTCAATTTGCCATTCTTTAAGTTCAACCATACCTTTTACATTTCGAATTAAACTATTTAGATAACCAGTTTTAATTGCTTTATTTTTTATTGTAACAACAACAGAATAACGAACCCAACCTTGAGAGGTAGCGACTTTGTCTTCTATACGAATAGGTAGCCAAACTTGCTCATTATCTTCATATGTCACTGATAATTCCATACCAATCCAAGGGCTAGGTGTTCCCTTCGAAAAAGCTTGTGTTTTAGCCGTGACAGAAAGAACAACTTCTTGACCTCTAATCATTTCGAAAGTATCAGGAACAAATTTAAAAGATTTTGAATCAGTATTTGAAATGTTCGTTCCAGTGTCAGATTTAAGTGTGCCACCTGTATTTAACAGAAGGTTACGTCCGCTAAACTTCATATCATCAAACTTTTTCTCAACACTCTCTAATTTTTCACTAGTCTTCCCAGCTTGTTCTTTAATTTCGGTTGTTGTTTTCTTTAGTCCGTTTGTATCGGATTGTATATCAGTTATCGTCTTTTTTGTACCTTCTACAGTTTGTTCGACTGTATTTAATTTGTTACTGATTTCAGTATCTTTTTTTGTTAACGATTCAATAGAAGTTTTAAATCCATCTGCGGTTTGTTCTGATTTAGTAACGCGTTCTGTGAGCTTTCCTTGTTCATTTTGGATATTGCTAACAGAAGTATTAATGCCCTTAATAGTAGTCTCAATTTCTACCGTCTTTTTAGTAAAATCAATTGTTGTTACTTGATCTTCCGGCGCTGGTGTCCATGCTGTAGCAACGTTAGCTAATTCAAGTTTGACGTTTTTTATATACGCTGCACCTTCAATGCCTTCGCCACCATATATATACAATCTAACAACTTTAGTAACATCAAATTTTTCATGAAGTTTCATGGTAAACGCATAGCGTTCCCATCTATTAACTTCCCTTGCGTTAAACACGTACTGACCACTGTGGAAGCTTTGTGCGGTGTTACCTTCAATGAAATGATGTAACCCACCGTTTATACGGAAACCTTTTGTATCTGACCAAATATCCATACTAATAGTAATTTCTTTACCGGCGACATTATTTCTCGTAAATTCTGCAACCACATCTTCAGCTATACCCATCCATCTATTTTTTTGACCGATGATACTGTTTTTGTTAATAAATGCTAAAACTGTATAACCGAAAGTAGTTATATCTAGATGGGCATGATAACCTTTTGTTGGATCTGCTACACCACCGTTATATCCACTTCCCCAACCAGATGCCTGAAGGTTACCATTTAACGACTTGTCCCAACTTATAGAATCATTAACAATATAACTAGAGAAATTAGAGTTTTTAAGAGAATTTCGTCCATCTAGTTTTGTATTATCTACTTGCGTTTTAAGTTCTGTAAGAGTCTGTTTCGTCCCCTCAGCTGTTGTCTTAATCTCGTTTGTCTTCTGTTCCAACTGTGACAAGCCTTCATTCGTTTTCGTTAGCTCAGACTTCTCTGCTTTTTGTTTAAGAGCCTCATTTGTTTGACTCATAGATGTGTTAATATCTTGAAACTTTTTAACGTTACCATTCTTATCAGTTTCATAAATTTGTTTACCAATAAATCCATTGTTAATTTCCTCTTTTGTAAACACTCCAGATTTATCGGCTTTATCTTTTAACTGTGTATTAATCCATGTTTGATCCACTTTGCCATTTACTTGCTTTTGAACATCTACTATTTGTCCAGCTATTTCTTGCGCTTTACCTTCCACACTTTGAACCTTTTGATTTAACTCCGTTTTGGCGGATTCAATATCTTTATTTACCTGCTCAAGTGTTTCTTTCTTAACAGATTCAACATCAGGTACAACAGACTCCCAAGCTGCGCCTGTCCATATTTTTAAAATACCAGGCTTTCCATTGCTAATATCACGCCAAAGTGTTTTATAAGGTTTAAGTCCTGTTGTTGGTGGATTCTTAGCTTCAATGATGTCTACCGTGTTATTTTTAAGATTCTCTTGCACTTTTTCAGCCAGTGTTTTCGCTGCTTCGGATTCTTTCTTAGCATTACTAGCTGTTTCATTTGCATCTTTCACTAATTTATCTAACTGATCTATCAGTTCTTGTTTATTACCTAATGACCCTAAGATTCGATTGTAAATTTTTCGTAGTTCTTCGTTTGGATCAGTAATTTCTCGATAATCACCAAACACATATTTATCTTGTGTAGGGTCCGTAAAAGATTCATCACCAGCAATTACGCGTGCTTCAATGTATAACTTAGGTGTGAATCCTGTATCTTTGATTCGGATCGTATCTCCCTCATTAATTAGTTCATGTGCTAGTCCAAAAATACGTCCAATCGATTGCGCTTCTACTTCATAAGAAACGGAAGAATTGACACGTTTTTTTAATTCTATTTCCATTAAAGTCATTAAACGTTTTGGAGTCATGTCTAATTCTTCTGTTTCTGGTGTATAAAAACCAAATTTATGTTTACCACGTTCATTCCATCGTTGAAATGCATCATTATCAACAATATAAGGAAGTTCCCTATTGATACTTTCAATAGTAATTACATTATCGCCTTCACCTTTCACAAAGCCGACTAGTGCTGTACAAATATCCCTTGAATGTTCAATACGTGTAACACCTATTAAATCTTTTCCCAGTTCTATTTCTTTCCCAGTGTCTCGACCACGCCTTTGAATCATGTCTACATACCATCCAATGATTTGTGAACCTTGAATCTCAACGCGGTACTGGATTTCTAATTTAAATAAAGAAGCTATTTTCTTTAAAAACGTTAACGGATCAATAAATTCATCAATAGTCATAGTGTGGAATCCGGCATAATCTGTTTTTCCACGTTTCCATTTCATTCCTACTAGGGCCATATCAATGAATTCGTTTACTGTTTTACCTTCTATTCGTTGTGGTTTTATAATGCCTGACTTAGCGATTTGAACCCAAGCTCCTGAAGCATATGTGGTAATAGATCGTTTATCCGAATTCTTCTCAGCTTCTGTAATAACATATGGTACAATTCTTCCGTCTCGAACTTCTTTTAAAACAAGGTTTTGTTGTTGTAACGTAGCCGAATGAGTTGTTCCATCAAAAACTGTAAAATCCAACATATCAACATTGTTTTTGATTTCCCAATGCCTTTTATCATCCCAATAGTCCTGTGGCTGAATAGCTGCAACAATTTGATCTGTTTTGAAATCCACAACATGCAAAATTCCGCTTGGTGTTCTCATCTATATCTCTCCCTATAACTAACAGTCGCTTTAACATCTGGTGGCATTATATTGATACGATTCTCACCTCGTATTACAGTTGGAAAATTACTAAAAATGTCTTTTAAATTAATTGCATTCTTGCCGTTAATTGTCACTAGACTTTTTTCTGTATCAATAATAATTTTGTCTCCTGCGTCAAAAATGTAAGGCGGATCGTTTTTGGTATTTAAATTCACTTTCCAAAATTTCAAATCACTAACTGACATTGCTTCTACTGGCGGAACATCTTGCCATTGCATAATACTAATCTGAATTTGTGCGGCTTTTTCCATATGGTAGTTATTTTCATCTGTCCACCGTGCAAAACGTTCTGAATCATCTTTCTCTGTCCCTGGCAAGAATTTTGAAATATATGCTTCCCATACATTTCCGGTTCTAGCTATCCACAATCGACCGAAGTACTGATTCCAGGTATTCGGATAATCACCACTCTCATAAATCAATCCTGTTTTCCCTGGCTTGTTATCATATCCAATAACCATCGTTCCAAAATTTTGCTCAGCTTGCCAAAAGAGATCGTTCATAGCAATTTTGGAAAGAACCTTGCTATTTTCATCGAGTATCGCTATCTCAACTCGGCCCATTTCATTAATTTTTTTACTCTTACATGTAACATAGGCTTGCATAATAAAATCTTGTACTGGACCCCCGGGTATATTCTTTTTAACAGCTGCACCATGCCATCCTTTACCTGTACTGGTACCAAAATCAGAACAATAGAATTGGTATTTATCTGTCTTCATTTCACCAATTGGATTGCCATCTTCCATTGAACTGACTTTACTCCACCCTACAGTGGTAGCCATTTCGTCCCATATAAGTCTTTGATTTCTTTCTACAGGTAATTGCTCTGTTTTCAAAGGGTAACCAATTCTGAAGTAATCACGATTATACGGCTGCTCACCAAACCACACATCTAAAAATGTACTTGGCTTTTGGGCCTCCACTTCAATAATTGGAGGTGCTTCTATATTCCCTTGATTGATAAAAGAAGTCGCCACTTCTGTAGAGCCACTTTGAGAGAACATATGAGTATTTTGCTTCCCTAATTTATATGGCATCGGACAAACAAAAGTAATGACACCTTTTCCTCTATTGACTATTTCATCCAAGTCTACAGAACCATCAATTAAAGCTAGATATGTCCTGTCTAATTCATCATCAAAAATAAGTTCGGCTGGTTGTTCTGTATATAGCCAATCCGCTAAATCTTCTTTTACCTTTTGTAAATCAGCCATATCTTTTTTTGCTTTAATCACAAGAGGAACATCAATACGACGTTCCTCTGTTTCTGTATGAAGAAAAAGAGCCCCTGCGCGATGAGGGACTCTTACTAATTTTCTTTTAACTGGAGCCCAGGAAGGGCGTTTTCTTCCAACTAGCATTTGAATATAATCTTTTCTGATCTTATTAAAAGTAAAACTGAGTTTCCCCAACGTGCTCACCACCCTTAAAATTCCGCTTTTCTTTTTTGTTCACGATCTTGAAGCTTTGTAGTATATGCGTAACTTCCGTTCGCTAATTCTTTTCCATCTAAAACGTTTGTCATATTTACCGTTAAATTCAGTTCTTGTTCTCTACCTGATCTATCCGAGAACATAGTTTTTGCTGTAGGTGCGTTGTTATAAGGTGATTGTGGTTGTGTATACCCATTGAAATCACCCAGTGCATTATGCGGGATACTATAGTGCGAAGTTTGGAATCCAAAATCAAAAACAGATGGCATATTACTCATTTGTTTTTTTACAGTTCCAACTACATTTTTTGCTGCGTCCACAACAAATCGTTTCCCCTTATCCATACCCACGCCAACACCTTCTGGTACAGCACTACCAACTGGAATCATCACTTTAGATGGACTGTTAATTTCTAGTGCTCCAGAAATAGTCTTTTTAATCTCTCCAGCAATGCTTTTCGCCTTACTATATAAACCACCTGTCGCATCATCCAAACCTTTTTCAAGACCTTCTATAATGGATTTACCAATGGAACGTAGATTTATAGTGCTGAAGAATTTTTCAACTGTATTCCACTTATCTTCAATATCGCTCTTTATTTCTTTCATTTTATCAACGACAGCTTTTTTCTTTTCTTCAAATTTCCTTGAAACTGTATTTTTTATCTCTTCTACCTTGTTGCTTGCTGAAGTTTTTGTTTCTTCCCACCATTTTGTTATACCTGACCAAGTTTCTTTCATCTTTTGAACTACATCATCTTTCATTACTTGGTATTTAGATTTTATCTGACCAGTTTCCCAATCAACTTGATTTGCATGTTCCCCAGCTTGGGATTTCGCTTCACTCACAATTTCCTTATGCTTATCTCTTGCCGTGGAAACTGTACTATCATATTGACGTTTTGCCTCAGCAATGATTGCATTCGCTTCATCAGCAGTAATTGTTTTATTTTCATCACGCTGACGAATTGCCTCTGCAATTTTTTCATCGCGTGTCTTTTTCGCATCTTCAATAACTTTATCTCTTGCTTTGGCACTATTCTCTACAACCTCCGCTGCCTGTCTAGCTGAAATCTCACTAGCCTGTACGCGCATATTTTCAAGAATAACTTTTTGCTCCATTTGATTTTTAGACATATGCTCTACAGCAACTCTGTCCATTTCATCTTGTAAAGCTTGCAAGGAGATGCGTTCAGATGTTGTTAACTCTCTGTTTTCTCTAGCTGCAGTTTGAAGAATTTCTTTGATTTTATTTTCTTTTTCTTGAGTCTTTAATTTTTCTTGTTCGTAATGCTGATTAAGTTGCTCGATGCGCTTATTTTCTTCTTCTGCTGTTAAAACGTATGAATCAGCGAAAAACTTTTTCAGGCCTTCAATCTCTTTTTGTTGTCTTGCGTTTGTTTTTTCTATAATTGTATTAGCTAACTTGTCATACTGTCCGATTAGCTTTTGTGATTGTTCTTCAGTTATCACTTCATGGTTCAATCTAATTTCAGTTAACTTTTGTCTAATGCCATCAGACAACTTGAAATACTCACCAAGGACTTTCTTTGTGGATGAGCTTACTTTCCCCTCTGTATTCGTAGCAAAACGATCTACGGAAGCAATACTGTCCTCTGTTGCTTTTTGATATGCTTTATATGCGACAACTCCAGTTCCAATGAGAGCGGCTGCAATTAAGCCAACTGGACCAAATAATAAACCTATTGCACTTCCTAAGAATCCAACCGCAGCACTAGCAAGACCTGCAGCACCACCAACAATTCCTAATGATGTTGCTAATGCTCCAATCCCTGACATAACCATTCCAACCGCTGCTAGAACTACTCCAATAACTGTTGCAATAGCCGTTAATGCAAGAACAACACCACCTGTAATTGCAATAGCCTTTTGTACTGGCCCTGGTAATGAGTTAAATCCATCCACAAGTTTCTGCAATCCAGCAACAAAAGCACTAACCACAGGGGCAAGCGCGTCACCAATTGTCTTTTTCATTGTGGAAAATGCCGAGTCTAATAATGTAATTCGTCCTTGTAGAGTATCAATTTTAGTTGCTGCGACATCAGCTGCTGTAACTTTCGACATGGAATCCCACATCTCATTAACACCTTTGGCTCCTTCCTTAAATAGAATAGTCGCACCACGTACGGCATCCGAACCAAATAGTGTCTCTAACGCCATACTACGTTGCTGATCCGTTAGGTCTTTCATAGATTCATGGAGAGTCCCAGATATATTTTCAAGGCTTTGAATATGCCCTTGTTGATCATAGAATTTGGATGATAAGAACGCTGAACTTGTAGCCAGTTCACGGAATGCGGTATCACACTTATCATTCCATTTTGTTACACCTTCCGTTTTCATTACATATTTCTCTAAAGCGACTTCTATATCTCCTACATTTCTAGAAGCTGGCTGAATACCATTTTTAACCAAGAAATCAAATCCAGCTTGTGCATTATAAGTAATAAGGCCTAAATCTTTCATTTTGTTATATGCTTCTTTTGTTGAGGGATTTAACCTCATTAACATTGTTTTTAACGATGTACCTGCATCAGAACCTTTTAAACCATTTTGAGCAAATACTGCTAAAGTTGTAGCTGTATCTTTAAATGTCATCCCGGCTCCTGCTGCTACTGCTGATGATGCCGATAAACCATATTTTAGCTCACGTACATCTGTAGCTGATGCATTTGCTGCACCTGATAATATGTTGGCTGCATCTGCTACTGAAAGATGATCAGCTTTAAAGGCATTTAAGGCTGTGGATGCAATTTCGGCCGCCTCGCCTAATTCTAGCTCTCCTGCTGTCGCTAAGTTAAGAGCACCTTCTAAACCACCATTTATAATATCTGTTAAACTAACTCCTGCCTTTATTAATTCTTCAATACCTTGCCCTGCTTGAACACTGGAGTATTTTGTTGTTTCGCCCATATTAACAGCCAATTCACTTAGCTTTTTCATTTCTTCTCCAGTAGAACCGGATACCGCTTTAATGTTCGCCATTTGTTGTTCAAAATTCATTGATTCAGTAACCGCGGATTTCAAACCACGCCCTATCGCATAAGTCATACCACCAAACACCATACCGATTTGCATTCCTGCATTTTGCAAATGGTTACCTAATGTCTCCATTCGATTACCGAAATTCAATAAACGATTGCCTTGCTGCTCTAATTCACGATTTGACTGCTGTAACCCAGTTTCAAATCGATTAAGTTCAGCTGTAGCGCGATGAATTTGTTCAGCATAATGTTGTGCCGATTGACTCGCTTCGCCTTCTTCTGTTTTTGCACGATTATATGCTTGTTGAAGTTCCCTAACCTTTTCTTTCTGCTTATCCACCATACGAGTGAGAACATCAATTTTTGCCCGTGTTTGCTCTGTTGCATTAGAAAAACCACCCATGCCTGTTGTAATAGACTGAAATTCAGCCTGTAAGGATTTCAAAGAATTATTTAACTTATCCATCCCTTTTTGTTCAGCTTGACGGTTTACTTGTTTTAATTCATTTTCGAATCTATTTAAATCAGCGACCGCCTTATTAACCTGTGAAGCATATCGCTGGGTTGCTGCATCATTTTCACCCAACTTAGCCTTATTTTGATCATAGGCTTGGCGTAATGCTCTAACTTTTTCTTTTTGTGCTTCAATCAATCTATTAAGTGCATCCGTTTTGGCTCGTGTTTGCTCACTAGCGTTCGCAAAACCACCCATACCAGTACTGATTGATTTCAATTCATTCTGTAAAGTCCTTACGGCACGTCCTGAATTCGCAATACCTTGACGAAAATTCACATTATCAAGGGAAAGCCTAACTACTAGATTATTCATTTCATTCGCCAATGTCTCACCCCCTTGCTAGATAATGTTTTCCGCTGGAACTTCAATTTCATTTGAATTTTGATTTGTACTATTTGAATTACTTTGATCACGATGCTTGCGATTCAACCTTAAATAATGCCAAATATCCATTTCGTTATCGATGTGATGGTGTTTATATCCTTGACGTAATAAAGAGAGGTAGAGCTCGTCCATAAACTCACTGAACGTCAGCCCTCCCCCCTCTACGAGTTTGGGTTTTCTGCTTCTCCAGTTCCAGGTGTACCACCAGCTGCATCTACAGTTTCGTTGACAATTGCATTAATTACATCTGAAGTTGTTGATAAGAATTTACGGGCATCCACACCATCCCAATATTGATCCAAGGTGAATTGTTCATCATAAACATTTACCACAAATTTAACCATTTTATCCATATCCTCTGGTCCAGGATTATTTGGAATATCAGCAAGCTCAGGGGCTTGACGGATTAGGCGAGCTGGAATGAACTCCGGTAAATTAAAAGTTTTATTTTCCTTATTGATTCGTAAAGTTAATTTCATAGTTTATTCCTCCTTAGTTAATAAAAAAGAGAGAGCTTTTGCTCCCCCTTACTTTCCTACTGGCGGTGTTACTGGTTTTTCATATACCTTACTAAACCAATTATCACCTACCGTTTTTGTAAATGTAGGTTCATCTGCATCAGCTGTAAATTTTGGTCTATCATCAAAATCACGCTCAATAAAAGTTCCTTTTAGTTTAGTTGTTTGGAAGTTTGGCTTATCTTTCTTAGTTTCACCCTCTTCTTCCTCTTGTGAAAGCTTTCCTTTAAGTAGCCAAACATAACGATACTTATTATTTGCCTTTAAAAAACGATATCCAATAGCTAGATAGGGCTTTTCACCCTCACGTTTTTCGTCTAATACGCCATCTTTAACTTCAGGATATCCTTCAATGTCTGCTTTAGTTGAAAGCGAAATACTACGAAGTTCGATTTCAACCTCAATTTCACCGTCAGACTCTGCAATTTCTGATTTCTTATTATCGCTCCACATAATCTCAGAAGATACCTTTTTAGATGTTTTAACCTTTACAGCACCTTCCATTTTCTTTACCGTTGCATATTCCACACCTGTTGCATTATCTTTTGTTAGTTTTGCATAAACAAGACTATCAACACCTACAGTCGAACTAATTGTAATAATTTCTCCAGCCATTTATAACTCCACTCCTTTCGCGAATCGCATCGCGTAATGAAAAATTTGTGTATCATCTTCATATAAATCAGCAACCGCATAACGTGAGAAACCAATACTTTTCATGATTTCATTCACTTTTTGATGAATCACTGTTGTACTACTCTTTGACCAAATATCGATTTGAAATGTGATTTCACTTTCACTTTCATCATTATCTGCAAATCCATCTGGCCTATTATCTAATTCGAAAAACGTAATACGTGGAAACTCTTCAGCGTTTTTGGCTTTACGATAATAAACACGTTTTCCACCTAATAAAGAAACAAGCCCCTGATTATTTTCAAGAGCTTGCACAATTTCGGGTCGTAAATTTATCATAGATTCAACCTCATTTCATTCTTCAAAATGTCTGTCATAGCACGTATTGCTGCTTCTTTTGAAGAATTAAAACCTGGTTCTATAAATGGTTGAGCTGGCATTTTAGATGTTCCCCATTCTACGAACTTTCCATAGAAATATGGAGAACGATCTGCTTTATCTATTCCAATCTTAATAGTTTTTATGCCGCCTTCCATTTTAGCTTTTGTAACACGGATATTATCAGCCAAATGTTGTCCTGTACGCCACGGTTCACTTTTTGTTGCTCTTTTAGGACTATCACTTCTTGGGGCTATTTCAGAAATAGCTTTTCGAATAGGCTCACCACCCGCTGCAAGAGCTTTATCTTCAATCTTTTCCCCACGCAGACCCATTTGCTCTAATTCAGATATCAAGCGATCAAAGCCTAAAAACTCAACACCATCAGCCATTCATTCCACCACGCTTCCACATGATTGATAAGGTGTGTTTTTCAGTTGGAATAACTGAAATAATGTCATACATTACGTTCTTATACTTAATCTTCATATCAGCATTTACATCAATGCGATATCGGATTTCCGTTTCACCTTGGATTTCGCTATTAGCTGCGGCTGCTTCAAAGTATTTTCTTCCTTTTAAAAAAATAAAAGAACCCCATACAGTAAAAAAATCTTTATAATTTTCTATTGGATCACCGTCTGGGCTCTTTGCTTCATCGTCTTTCACTTGAAATGTAAGACGTTTATCTAATTTACCCGGATTCACTTGAATCACCACCACAATATTGCAATTGAACTAATATTGACTGCAAACTAAATGCTAATTGTTCAGCTTTTCCAACCGCTTCACGATTTTCATGCCAATGAGCAATTAAAATACGAGCTGCTAATTTAGCAAGCTCGCTTTTTAAATCTACATTTTTACTTGTAGCATTTTTAATATATATTTCAGCTGCTATTACGAAAGATGTAATGAGATCATCCTCCTCATCACCATCCACACGAAGATACTTTTTCGCTTCCTCTAATGTTAGTACCAAGAAGGACACCTCCTACCTTATTAAGCTCCTGTTTTAGGCGTAACAATAATTTGTCCATACACAACTGCTTCTGTATCCCATGGCGTAACATCTTCACGCTCGATTGCTCGGAATTCAGAAGTATTTGTTCTCCAAGCGTTTCCACCTTCTGTAGTCATATCGATAGATAATTGTTTTCTATCCCAAAGAATGATGGCTTCTTTTAAATTACCAACAATGAAAGGTGCTTTCCCATCTTTATCTGTGGCGATTGTCTTATTGGACAAAGTAATAACCAGTTTTCCTGACAACAAACTACGTGTTGGATTTGTTGGATCTGGTTGAAGAAGCGGACGACCATTTTTATCTTCCAATTGATCTAAGTAATTGAATCCATCTTGGTTAGTAAAAATATTAGCTCCAGCTGCAAATGCCGGGTCTAAGGTAACATTTAACGCTGTTTTAATGCCTTTATAATCTTTAAAATCAACCTTTGTCAATTTGTTGAGTTCTTGTAAAATTAGATAGTTACGAGTAGCAATAGATTTCTTAGCGATCCATTGGCGTAAATATTCTTCTAAAGCTTGATCTGTATCATCTAATAAATCATTTGGTACTGGTAAGAATCCTGCGTAATCTTCAATAGCATAAGATAAACGATCAAATTCAGGAGAAGCAATTTCTTGCATTGCATTCGGCTTACCATACTCAGATAATGGAGCAAATGGTGTTGATGCCGCGCGCTTTTCTAATGTACGAGCCCCTTTATTTGTTGAAACAGGTTGTACATTTACATATTGTTCTAAATTATCAACCGTCTGTTTTAATTGGTTAATAGTTGTCGTAATATCTTCAGGAACAATATAACCGCCATCTTTACCTGAATTCTCTGATAAGGCCGCTTTATATTCCTGCATAACACTTGCTTCTTCATGACTTAAACTTTGACCACGTATTGCTTTCATAAATACGTCTTTATACGATGGATCTTCATTTTGGACTGATGCTGGAGGTAACGCTCCTGTTTGTGAGTTTACAGGTTCAGGAACTTGAATTTGCTTCATTGCTAGATAGTTATCTAGTTCGTTTTTCGCGTTTTTCGCTTCTTCGATTTTCGCCTTTGCATCTTCATATTTACCGCTGTTATTAAATTCCTCAGCTTTCGCTTTTAAATCAGCTATTCTTTGACGTAATTCTTGTTCACGTTTATCCATTCAGTATTTCCTCCTTGTTTTGGCACAAAAATAGACCTATAGTTCTAACAGGTCTAGTGCGTTTTGAATTTTTAATTGTTCATTAAGGTCCTTCTTAGGAAGAGAAGACGATTTTGCTACTACTTTACTAGGTGTTTTCTGATATTTATCAAAGTAATCACTACTACAAGCTGCGACTTCTTTTGCTTCCACAACTTCAATATTGAAGTATTTTTCAGCTTCTTCACCACTTAACCAGGTCTCAGCATCTACTAATTGTTGAATTTCTTCAATTTCAATGCCTTCTTTTAAGTTTTCCTTATATACATTCATAATCCCAGACTCAATGTTATCCAGATCTTCTGCTGCTTTTCGGAAATCAATTGCATTTCCGGCTGCATATGTCCAAGGCTTATGAATCATTAAGAAAGCATTAGAAGGGACAACAACACGATCACCAGCCAGGGCGATTACGGAAGCGATAGAAGCTGCAACACCATCTACATAAACAGTTTTTTGAGCCTTATTGCGTTTTAACATGTTATAAATGGCTAAACCAGCAAAGACAGAGCCACCGCCACTATTTACATAGATATTAAGGTTACTTTTATCATCTAATTGCCCCAAAATATTTTTCACATCATCAGGCATAATGTCAGAATCATCCCATTTCCAACCTGTATTATTTATGATGTCACCATAGATAAATAGGTCTGCTGACGATTCCGTTTGATTTTTAACAGTGAATACGTCTTTAATTGCCCTCACCTCCTTTCAGTGACAAACCTCCACTAGCTTTCGCTAATTGGTATTCATCCGCAATCTCAATGGATACATGGTTTAGATCGACACGATGTTTATCACCATATTCTCCAATTCCATCTATATCTTCAAGCTCTAATACTTTATTGATTGAGAAAGCACCAGCATCTAACATAATCTTATAAAATTCCGCTCTCGATTTAGAATCAGCGCGAAGTAAACTTGTTAGATTAAATTTCAAATAATAACGCTTTTGTTCATTAAATGAAAATGTTTTATAAGAAAATTCTTCTTCATACTGGATAAGAATTGGACTCAATGTATTTTGGATAAAATCCAATGCCTGTTGCTCAATGTTTGAGAATGTAGCACGATCCAACTCATTAATCATGTGTAATGGAATATTAAAGATGTTTGCAATCTCAGCCTTATCGAACTTCATACCTTCAATAAATTGAGCATCCTTTAATGGCATCCCGACTTTCTCAAATTCTAAACCAGCATCCAGAATTGCTATCCTTTGAGCATTATTCAAACCTGTATTTGCTTCTTCCCAAGCGTCACGAAGTACATCTTTCGCTTCTTTTCCAAGAGCTTGTTGAGTTTTCAATATCCCACTATGGGCTGCACCATTTGTAAAAAATTTACCTTTAAATTTTTGTGCCGCTTGTGAACTACCTATAGACTCTCTCGCAATCTGAATAGGTGGTTTACCCTTCAGTCCATCAGTAGACAACGTAGTAAGATGAATAATGTCATCATCAGTTATTTTAATAGGTGTACCATCTGGTAAATTCGTAAAATACCATAACTTATTTGTCTTCAGATCCACGATTGGAGTTGTTACAGCCGGATTTAGTGCCCATAATTCTTTCGGTCTACCATCCGCACCCCAATGAATATTGATGTAAGCATTTCCCCATGTATTGCGGTGCGTTTCGATTAAATGTTTGAATTTAAATGGGCTTTGATAAGGGTTCGGTCTTCTTTCCAAAACAAACGACACTTGGTGCATCTTATCTCGTTCTCTTCCTTTTGATGTCTTTCTAAAAACTTGAAAAGGAAGCATTGCAACACTGTTTGCAAGGATATTAATGCATCGATATACTGTCGGGACCCCTAAAGATGATTCAACCGTAACTTTTTCACCACTTGCTGCTTGATAACCAAATAGACTTTTAAACCAAGGAGACGGATTTTTCAAATCGGTCGTATCTTGGTTCTTAAATAAATGCCGAAAAATCAAAAGTTTCACCTCCTTTCTAACTTCTTATCATTACCACCCCCATCATTGTGAGAATAAGCCCTAACAGATACCAGCCGTAAATTGGATTAATAAAAAAAGTTGTCCCAACAATGATGGACAACCCCGAAATAAGTAAAATATCTTCTAAAATACTTATAAAAAACAATAAAAAGCGCATGTAATTCCTCCTAGAATGAGAAATTTTGACTTAAAATATATGAATTCAAATCCATTTCACCAGAATTGAGCATACAGCGAACGTGTGAGTTAATTACAGCCGCTATAGGGTCAATTCTCTCTGTTGCTTTTGACTTGTCCAACATGATGTTTTCGTTGGCATCTTGCTTAGTAACAGCATTCCCAATTGCCCAATTCAGAACTGGATTGTTATTATGAATAATTTTCTTTTGATACACTTGCTCACGAAAGTCTTTTGTTGGTCCTGATAAAGTAGCCATACCTTGTCGGATTTCTACAACAACATACCCTTCTGCTTCCATGTCCTGCATGAATTGAGTTGCATTCCACGGATCAGCACAAATTTCTTTTATTTTAAACTCATTATCTGACTCCATCGTTTTTATATACTCTTTCACGAAATTATAGTCTACTACTGAACCCGGCGTTACAGTAATCCAACCTTGTTGCGCCCAAATGTCATATGGTACTTTATCTGTTTTCATTTTTTCATCTAAAGTATCTTCTGGTATAAAGCTATGGCTAATTACAATGTAGTTATCATCTTTTTTGAATTCGAAATCAACACTAGTTAAATCGATTTTTGCTGATAAATCAGCTCCTACTGTACATTCCATACCTTTTAGTTCTGACAACTCAATTACACCATCGCATTTATTCCATCTAGACATATCCATATAACCATTTTCTTTTCGGTTAACCCAAATATTCATACGTTTCGTTAGAAAAGACCGCATTTTTTCAGGATTATCAAGAGCGACTTTCAAATCACTTCGAAGCTTCTTCATTCCAGCTTCATAAGTTGCTACAATTGGATTGGCTTTTATCCAATTAGTTTCATCCTTAATATCATCATCTTTATCAAGTTCACAAATAACAACAAAATACTCATCATTTTCTACACCTAAATCATCTGGATCTAATATCCTTGAACAGTATTTATACTCCTTGTAACAAGGTCCATTAATGTTAAATCCCGCTGTGGTAATAATGAACATTAATGTATTTTCACGCGCACCCATTCCAGAATCAATTACATCATAAATCTCACTAGTATCATGAGCATGATATTCATCAACGATACCGAGAGATGGATTTGTGCCATCACCAGTCTTTTTTGCTTCTTTAGAAAGTGGTGTTATTGTTGAACCACTCTTTATATGCGTGATTTTCCCATAAGAGTCCTTATATTTTTTGGATAACATATCACATGCACCAAGTTGTTTTAAAATATCATTGTAAACAAGGCTTGATTGTTGTCTATCCCAACCAGCTATATAGCACTCTTCTTGTTGATCAGATAAGAACGTTATATAAGAAGCGATAAGGGCCAAAAATTGTGATTTTGCATTTTTCCTTGCAAGTTCAATAAATACACGTAGGAAACGTCTATTATTTGTATCTTTAATAAGAAAACAAAATATATTAGCTGCTACGAATAACTGAAAATCAGTTAATTCAATATATTGCCCTGCTAATACACCTTTAAAATGTTTAAATTGCTTGCACCACTCATAAAAATCATACAACTGTTCAATATCAAAATAGAATGGACATTCATCATCTTGTGTACGTTCTAGATCTCTTAAAAAACGCTCACAAGCCCATTTATGTTTCTTACAAGCCAATATGTTACCATCCGAAATGTCATAAACATATTGCATTAGCCTTTCTTCTAGTCTCATACCCTATCACCAAAACGCTTTTCCGCATTGGTTTTGGGTTTATCATCACCCTTTGGTTTTGCTAACGATGCTCTAGAACTTGGTGTTAATCCAAATTCAATTGCCAGCGACTTCATTTGTTCATGCAATTGTTTCTTTTTAGTTAATAAGGGATGTGGAACTTTATTGGTTTCAGCCGCTTTATTTGTATACTCTACCATTAGCCCTTCTTCACTGATAATTTTTGTGCATTCAACGTAATCAGAGTAGGCATCACAATAAGCCGCCAAAGCATTAATATCTACATTCGTAATAAGGTCTAATTCCATTAATTCTTTAGAAATACGATTGAATTCTTTTTTAGCTACTGCATTTAACCAAGTTGGAGCTTTTATTCTATTCGTTTTTGGTTGAATACTTTGTTCAGCCTTCACTCGTTGCTCTATTTCTTGTTTAGTTAATCGGTTTTTATTCCCTTCAAGTATTTGCAAATGAATCGGCTTTGCTTTTCGTCCCATGTGAACCACCTCCTTTGGTTGAACCCCCTTTTATGAAATAAAACGAATTTTTTGTACGGAAAGCTAGGCGGCGGTCTCCAGGAAGTCGCCATTTGCTTTTTCATGGTGGGGGGATGTTTATGAATTTTTTCTTTCGAATTATTTTTTGTTTTTCTTCTCATCTTCTTTTGTTTTCTTGTTATGACAAGCATGACAGAGTGTTTGTAAATTAGTCGTTTCTAATCGTTTTGACCAATCTACTCGAATAGGAATGATATGATCGACTACATCACCTATCTTAATGATGTCCTTGCTTCTACATTGAACACATAAGCCATGATCTCTACGATAAATAAGCTCACGCATATCCTTCCACAATCTTGAGTTGTAGAATGAACGTGAGCTTTTGTTTCGAATATGTTTGTCATAATATTTTACTGTTTCTTTTTCCTTTTCGATATGTTTAGCACAATACTTATCCCGTGTTAGTTCGTTGCAACCTAACGACTTGCACGGTTTGAATGGTTTACTTGGCATGTGTATCGCTAACCTTGTGCAGGTCTTGTTTGAATAATGGCTTTACCTCGATTACTTTACTCCCTGTTTCATTATCGAACTTTACAAATAATTTATCACATTGTTTAACTTCAAGAGGTTCTAAGTCCAATAGTAGTCTAGCTTCATTAACACTTAGCTTTCCTTCTTCAAGTTTCTTTTCTATAAGTTTAACTTTCTTCACTACCATTTAGTTTCACTCCTTTTCTTAGTTCCTTCCATCCTCTTCCTCAACCGTTTCATTTCATCCTCTATGGCCAGATTCTTTTTATTAATCCGTTCCTGACACTTTGCAATGTCTGCTTGATGCTTACGAATCTTATCGTTCACGTATGCAGCAACATGTTCCTTGCTACAATGAGGACATATGAAGTAACACTTTTCAATACGATTAGGAAGCTGTGCTACTTGTGGTTGTATGTCGTAATCTTCATTACAATTAGAACAGTAGACTTTCATCTATCCTCACCTCATTTAAAAGAATATTCCGATTATATATTTACAAATAAATACAAATTGTTATAATAAAGTTAACATTGCCATCAGGAAAAGTGATTCGCACCCCAAAGCGAGTTTCTTTTCCTTTTTTTATGGCTACTTTTGTAAGAATTCATCTAACGTTTTACCGAGCAAACTAATCATCGCTTCTCTCTTTTGCTTTGGTGTTGTGTTATCTTGCATTTCATTAAAGATAGGAAGTACACTTTCTAATTTCTTTTTATCAATGCGTTCATTTACAACGTCCTGTCCTAACATTGAAATGAATGTACCAATTACAACAGCTTGTTCTTGTTTATCTAGTTTCATTTATCTCACTCCCTTTAATTACGCCACATTTAATTGAATCAGCTGTATGTCCGACAATAGATTCCGCTACAACTCTTCCATCTAATGAAACTCCAACTTTACAATCCATAGGAATGGATTTACTATCGTTAATCTTCTTAACTATTTCAGATTGTTTATTTATTGATTGAACATGAGTTATGTCCGCTTTCGTTGCTAATCCTCTTTCTAACATATCAACCTTTCTATTTAATGCTTCTACTGTCGTTGAAACATTAAGTAATGCTTGTTTTAGACCATCTTTATCTCTTTGTAAATCGTTAACGCTTTTTTCTAAATTAGCAATTATTTTTGTTATAGATTCCATCCTTCATCCCTCCAAAATAAAAAGCACTCATTACGAGTGCTTTAAGGATTCAATATGTTTATTAACTCTTTCGTTACCTAAATTCCAATATTCTTCATCCATCTCAAAACCAATGTAATTACGTTTAGTATTAATACATGCTATAGCAGTTGTAAAACTACCCATGCAATTGTCTAATACTGTTTCACCTTCTTTTGTATACGTCTTAATTAAGTATTCAAATAAAGCTACAGGCTTTTGTGTAGGATGAAATGTTTTACTATCACGTGGAAAATCAATAACCGACTTCGGATAATTAGTATATTTCTTTACATATACATTATTTAAAGATTCATTATTCCTTTTACCTAATACCTTCATGTTTCTTATTTCTTTCTTTTGGATCGGTTTATCCAATAAGATCAAATCTTGCGGATAATACTTAGGTAACTTTTTATAGAATACCAGAACATTTTCGTGATTCTTTAGCGGCATTCTATTTGCATTTGGAAACCCTGTCACGTGATTTCCTTTTTTCCAAATCCACTCATAACGAAACAATTTCATATTTGAAGCAATCAGCTTAGTTGTAAATGGCTGACTTGCTGTTAATAAGATAGCTCCATTATCTTTTATAATTCTTTCGTACTGCTGCCACAATAAATCAAACGGTATAATACTATCCCACTTACAAGCTGTCGTCCCATAAGGTAGATCACATAAAATCATATCTACACTTTTATCTGGAATCAGCTTCATACCTTCTAAACAATCCATATTAAATACTTGATTCAACATTTGTCATCCCGTCCATTTCCTTAATCTAATTTATGAATACATTTGGAGTATTTTAGATATAGAATCTGGTACGTGAAGTTTTAAACTTCTTCCAATCACCTAATATATAAAATTTTATTAAGTAACTGGAAGAAGAGCAAAAGCTCTCCCTAATAACGGTATCATTCAATCATTACCATCTGCTGGTTCCGGATTTTATGTGCCGTCATTACGAAACCGTTTAGACAACATATAGTTTATAAAGGAATTTATGAGTTGTGTTTTCCGCCACTTCTCACAATACAAATATATCACGTGAATTCCAAAACAACCGGCACATTTCCTGCCAAAAAGCGGTCATGACTCTGCCACTGATTTTATTTTAATTAATTCACTTCACTTTTTTATCATATGGAAGCCCTAACTCTTTCTTTAAAGAGTTGTACTGATCGCGAATATAAGTGAAGAATTTCTTATCATGATCATATACAACTGTAAAATCATCTTTTTCTCCTGTCGGCCCATCCACCATGCGAATCCCTGCCCTTGTATCTTTAACCATTTGTATCAACTGGGTATCCACCAATTCACTATTGTTATGTACAATTTCTTCTATTTCTTTTATCTTAACAGTGCCTTTATATTCCGAACTATAGCCAAAGTCTGGTGATAATATTTTATATATCGGAGCATAAACTTCTTTTAAAACTTTCTCTTTATTCTTATACACCCTTCCACGTCGTTCTCTTTTTAAAGTGAAGAAATGACCTATTATTATACCTATCAATCCACTCACGACTGTAGTTATTAACCTTTCATATTCCATAAATACGAACACCTCCGTTATCTATTATATATAGATTCCATATTTTATCTATCACTTACCCATATCTTGTATTGTGTGTAACTGACCCCTTCGCCAAATCCTTTGCTATCATTGATTTCATTCTACTTTCTCTTTTGAGTTACACAGTACGAAATTTATGAGTAACTGTATAGATTTAAAAAGAAAAAGCAATGCTTAGATTTTAAATCTAGTCATTGCTTTATCCATTGCATCTTGGTTTACACCTATATAACGTAACGTGACCTTCTCTGACGAATGATTGAATATCTCCATAAGTAATGCTATGTTTTTCGTTTGCATGTACATATGATACCCGTACGTTTTTCTTAACGTATGTGTGCCTATTTCATTTAATCCAAACTCTGCTGCAGCTCCACTTAATATCTTATATGCCATACTACGCCCGATAGGACGATTCTTCCCTTGTCTACTTTGTAATAAATATTCATTATCTTCTCTTTCTTCAATAAACCATTTAAGTTCTCTTTTCAATGCTGCAGTAATTTGTATTCGTTTCTGTTTCCCGGTTTTCTTTTCTCTCATAGATATATGACTACCTTTGACATCTCCTACCTTCAATTTCAAAATGTCCGATATTCTCAAGCCTGTATTGATTCCCATAATGAAGAGAATGTAATTACGTAAGCTCTTTTCTTTAAAATACTCTTTTAGCTGCTGTATTTCTTCTGGATCACGTATTGGCTGAACAAAATTCATTATTCATTACCTCCAGTCTCTTCTGTCTCGTAAACTTCTAATCCAAGTGCAAAAGCAAGCTTATAAAATGCTTTAGACTTCCAACGTCGATAAGTACGCTCTGACATCCCTATTTCGTTGTAAACCATGTAATCACATACGTCCTCTTCTTCTAAATAACGTTTATAAATAATATCTCTTTGAATGCTTCCTGCACGTCCGTTCCCTAATCGATTTAGAAACTGATCAATACGTACTGATATTCTTTCAAGCCACTCTTCTCGTTTACTTTGTTGAATATTTGCCATAGCAACATCTTCTAATGGTTTTCCAACTGTATGTGTAGGACCATGCTCACGTACTTCATAAGAAGGAGTGACTTTCATTTCCTTACGCATCATCCCAAATTGTCTATGTATACGTACGCTTTCCAACACACCTTCTAATTCCTCTTGTGTCGCTGTTCTATCAATTTTTGGTAAGAAAGATAATTGTTTAGTCATGTAAGACCACTCCTTTTTATTTTTAAATTACTTTTGTCTTAATGCTCCGCGTCTTCGTTCATAACAAGGTCTATGCATCCCCATTAATTCTTCAATTTCACGAGTACTTAATTTCTCTTTTTGTTTTTTCTTGTTTTTCTTCTTTCCTTGCTTGGATTTCTTTTTCCATTCACGTAACTGATCCTTTAACACCTTCATTTCCCCATCTCCCTTTTCAAAATAAAAAGGACACCTATTCCTAAAACAGCTTGAATTGCTGCTTTAATGAATTGGTGTCCTCTAGTTTTCTAGCCGGACAATATTATTTTTTATTTTAAAATACCAGCTTGTACAAAGATGTTTCTCCAAGCTTTATTAACTTGATACTTCTCCACTTCTTTTGTGCGACGAGCAATTGCTTTTCTAATTTTTCTTTTCTTTAAACTAGTCATTTCTCTTAACCTCACTTTCTATTTTCGACCGTATCTACATTCGGAAACATAGATAACACTGGTACCCTATAACCGCGTAATTTAAATTCATATTTCTCTCCATTGTTAACTTTCGCTTGAACATCTGCTGAATCAAATTTCATCATAAACACACTATCTTTATTTACAATTACTTTTTCTGAACTATCATCTTGTTTTACAACAATATAAAATTTATCGTGATCGTTACTTCTCTTTGTATATTTATCGATTACTTCCCCTTTAACTGTTGTTACATGCGTATAATTAATCACTTCAAAAACAATTGAAAACAATATTATTGCAGCAATTGCTATAAGGCCAAACCACTCTTTACTTTTCATCTTGTAACCTCACATTCTATTAAAAGGATTATTTTGTTAAGTTTCTACAAAATGGTAATTGTTATATAATTAAATTATTAAAATATTAGGTGGTGATGTAGATGACTGAAACAATCCGAATTGCGCTTTTCACTCTTGTAGGAATCAGTGCTTTATTCTCTGTAATTAAAGAATTTCAAAAACCAGAAAAAAGAAAATTTTGGATTACATTTGAAACTTTAGTGCTAATCGGGGCAGCCTGGATGTTAATAGGACTTCTCATGTAACCTACATAATTAGTAACCCCCTGAATAAAATTCAATATTCCGTCAATACTGTAGACAACCCATTAAGTTACTTTCTCCTTGTTTCCCCTTGGAGGACCGAGCAGTTAGCTTTTGCTAACTGTTCTTTTATTTTTCATCACCTTTTTTATAAAGTGGCATACTTTGTATTGAACACTTTTCAATACACCTTCATAAGGCCTGCTTAAATGTTTTAAATTCACTCCGAGAAAGAGCACTGTTCGAAGGTGCTCTTTTTTAATTTTACACATCCGAATATTCCTTAATATTTAACACATACTATATATGGGCGATAAGCCAGAACTCTTTTAACCGTCCATGTATTCCTTCACTTCTTATCTGTATCGAGCAGTTAGATTTTGCTAGCTGCTCTTTTATTTGCGAACACTTTAGACAAGATTTCATATAATATATCCAGTCCGTTCTTATAACTTAAGCTCGTCAATTTCGTTATAAAAATAGCGTTATATTCTATAACTTTTTTCAGGAATCATACATATGTTATATATGAAAAAGTGGCTCTGTTTTATAAAAAGGCGGTTGCGGAAACAGCCGCCTTTTTATTTATGACAAAATGAAATTTTTGTTTAGCTTTCGATATCTTCTAATGAAGCTAACACTTCAGATGCTTTATTAAACACCGATTCATCAGTAACTGGTACGAATAACGGAATCCCTTCTCCTACAAACATCCCAAACACAAACGATGAATCTTCATTATCTATAACTAGGTAAACTGGCATTTCAAATCCATAGATAACATGTGTAATTTGAAGTGTTCCGTCTGGTTTATTTTCTTGATCCGATACATCGATTACATCTATTTTTGAAACCTTGTATTTCTTACCCTCCAAAATAACTACAGCATTTGTGAAATCTTTATCAAAAATACTCATCTAATCCTCCTCGAGTTCCGTAACAGTTATATAGTTCCTAGCGTTCTTCCGATTCGCTATTCTCCTTTGATACGCTGGTCTTGTATAAAAACGAACCGTTGCAGGAAGTACGCCCATATAATTAGCGCATTCCTGTATAGTTCCGATACATAGCAATGATTCACCTTTATAAACGACGTACTCCTTTAAATTCATTTCTCAGTCTCCTTTTCTACTAAAATGAAGTTTTTATTAAATACATAAAAAATTTTTCAACCTTCAACATACAGGGTTTATGAATTAAATCTAGTAATATATAATTTATCTCCATGTAAAACTTTATCCTTAAATTTTTTTAAAAAGGCCTACCCTCACAACAGGCCTTTTTAAAAGGGGGTTTTACTAAAATGGCGTTTTTATATAAAAATTTTTCACCTTTTAATCAGACAAGCATATGTTATTGTATGGAAACACTCCATTCCATAAGTTCAAACCTTTTAAACTAGGAGCACACTTATATGTGTGCTCTCTTTTTTATTTATTTTCAAATAACGATTTGTAAAAAACTTCATACCCTTAAGTCTGACAGCATATATTATTGTGTAGGGCACTCCACAGTCCATACGTTCAAACCTTTTAGTCTAGGGGCACACTAAAATGTGTGCTCCTTTTTATTTACTTTGAAATAGTGTTTTCATTAAAATAAATAAGTGTTCATCAAACAATTGCTTCTGTGACTATTTACTATAAATAATATATAGTTTCGTATGGTAACATTGAAAAAGGTATTCTATACTGTGGAATATACATTGGATAATAATATTGCAATGTATGATAGTAAGGCTGCATACTTTGTTGTACTTGCATCTCTTGCTGTGCTTGTAGCGCTTGTAGCTGAGCTTGTATAGCTTGATGTACAGCCTGAATTGTACTTTGCGAAGGACCCTGCCCACCTACAGAACGCATTTGCGTTTCATTGTAAAAATAACCTTGAAACAATTTTATTCACTCCTTTGTAAATATCTTTATTTGTCATCTTTCATACTATGAATATCTATTTAAAGTTGATAATTGGTGAAACTTTATACCTTATTACTTCCTAACCTCTCTATTTAAATAAAGATTTTATAAAAAACGCACCTATACTAGAAACCTACATAAAATAATCATGATCAACTCAGAAGTAGTCATTGAGCGCCTTTTATGGCGCTCTTTATTTGTAATTAAATAAGAATTTTATTAAGTTCCATTAACATTTTTATTTCTTTCGAATATAGTATTATCATCCAAGTGAATACAAAGGTTGCTCCGGACCAGCTTCCTTGTATTCCTTGTGTTCCTGTTATAAAGAATCCGTATATAAACAGCGGGTTCTTTTATTGTTTCTAGATAAAATAACTATTTTGTCCAGTTTTCTAATAGCTCTACATTCTCATAGATATTACCTTTTACATGATTTAGATTTAATTCACTCCACAGCAATTCAGCATGATCCACTCCGTTACAAATCCACCAAGCGCCTTCCATCTGCTTAACTGCTCCTGTGAATCCATCTGTTTCTTCCATACGATTATGAAATTCTTGATAGACAATGTCCCCTTCGTAAATTTCACTGCCTTTTACATCCTCAATTCCCGTGTATCGAAGTAACTCAACATCTTTCAAAGGAGAGCTATACACCGCATAACAAATGCCATCAACGATATGTGCCAATTGCACTCTTTCTTTAGCAAAGTCTATAAATCCGACTTCATACATTTTCTCCATAACCTTGTCCCACGCCCGAAACTTAATATCTTCCATCTCTCATTCTCCTTTACGAATAATCTTTTTTACATTACACATACTATCTACGAGTCAGCTACACTCTTTCAAAACGGAGCTTTACCCCTCCGGACTGTTTAGGCATTTGGCAGGTGATTTGGTCAATTACCTGCCATTCCGATTAAAATAACGCTTTTATTCAAAATCCTCATCCCAACGCTCAACCCTTCCTCGTGACCAAGACCAAATACCATTCTTCTGCAATGTTTCTAATTCGATTTCTACAGGAACATATTGTATTGATAACTCATCTTCAATGAACTGTTCTGCCATTTCTTTTGTTGGTAAGAAGCAAGATTCAGTTAAATCCATCGTATCCTCTGCTTGTTTAAAGTCATAAAATGACTCTTCCTCAAATTGATAAGCAATCGCCCAAAACTTCATATTCATCGCTCCGTTTCTTATAAAATTCAAATTTTGTCTTACTTTACATCTACACGTGCTTGACTTGCTTCTCGACTAAAACCATCCGGATACCTTTTAGCTAATTTTGCGATATTCATTTGAGCAATATCTTCTAAGGTATACCCCATTTCGTGGGCCATAATGGAGAGATAGTACAAGATGTCCCCCAACTCTAAAGCTAATTTATGGGTATTCCCGTTCTCCTCTCCTAAACAATGAGCCGGATCAAATCCATGGCCATGGAAAATAGCTTTTTTTACAATATCAGCAACCTCACCAGATTCCCCTGAAAGTCCTAATGCTGCATTTAAAACACGTCCACCAAAATCCTGATTTGTATTCCATGTACGTAATGCCGCTTCTTGATATTGATCTAATTCAGAAATTTGATTGTTGTTCATTAAGGCTTGTCCTTCCTTTGCTTTACTCATTAATTTCGTCGCTTCTAATACACCGTTTCCCATTATTTTCATTTTCATCTACTCCTCTTAAATAATATTTTTCTTTTTTGCCTTAGCTGGTGTTGTAGCTGCTTTTATCGGTTCCCATCCATAACTCAATCTAGATCTGAAAGTACTTACGCTGATGCCATTGGATTCGGCAATCTTAACAAGTTCCTTCCTGTCCATTTGTTTACGCGTCGGAATACTTGCTGCATCTTTAGGATCCCAACCATTATTTACCCTGCTATAAAAAGTACTTGAATTGATTCCGTTTTCCGTTGCCAATTCCAACCACTTATTGCTTTTCCCTTCGTTCATATGCCAATATGTTCTTGGCGGTGTGGTCAATGCTTCTTGTAGTTCCCAACCGTATCTGTACATTCTCATGTAAAGAACCCTTCTGCTAATACCGTTTGATTCAGCTTGCTGATATTCCTCATCAGTTAACCAACGATTGAAAGCCATCACTTTTCCTCCTAATCCAGTGCTAGAAATTCAGCTCTGGTACGATTCGAATGAGTTATCCTAATCTTCTGAATACCTTTTCCATACTCTTCTATTGTTGCATTCCAAGCGTCAGTTTCAGTTTTAGCATCAAAACAATCCATCTTTTGCCGTTCCTCTTTATCGTAAAAATGGACCTCATAGCTTGGATTCAAAAACTTTTCACTGGTGCTTATCGCGTTGTAATTGAAACTACCTATAACATCATCGATTGTTAATTGCTTCATATTCGCATCCCCAGTTATTTAATTTTTTCTGTGATCGTAGTTGAAACACGATCAACTTTTCCACCTTGCCAAGTGATTACTTGTTCCCCGAACCCTGTTACTGGAGGATTCAGTGGCGTAACCTCACCATTCTTGACCACATAAATTTTATTATCAGTAACATCGATTTCAACTTTCGTAGGCTTCATACGACTGAAATCCCCCTTTTTCTTGTTAGCTAACTTTTGGTTGTTGCTTCTGTTGCAACTCTTGTTTCATTGATTCAAATTTGATTAACCATGCTTGCCAACGCTTATCGTTTTCTTCTTGCTGTTGCTTTGCTACTTCACAGTTACACCCTTCCGTTAGACCTACACCTGGATAAATTTCTTTACGAATAATTCCTGTATTACGGCATAATGAGCACATATTTATTCCTCCTTTTTGAAATTACGTAATCTATAATTATCCCCATGCATTTCTAACATTTCAGCGTTTTCCATCATTCGACTAAAGTCACGTTCTCCATACATTTCTGCTAATTCACCGATCGTAAAATTAGTAGTAAATAAAGTGCTTTTACCTATACGACTATCTACAATTTCATTTGTCTTCGTTTGTTTCCATGTGACGCCCTCTTTATCTTTCTCTGTAAATTCCGCTCCAAAGTCATCAATAATCAAGACATCGACTTTTGCTAGTAGAGACATTAACTTGTCCTCTGTCATTTCACTGTTTTTATTCCATGTGGATTTGATTTTGGTAAATAGCTTATTCATTTGAATAAACATTGCACTGTGACCCTTTTTCATAAGTTCTTTAGTAGCTGCTACACACAAATGACTTTTTCCTACTCCATAGTCTCCCGTTATTATCATGCTTGTTGGTTCTTCTTTATTGAAAGAAGCTACAAAATGCATAATTGTTTCTTTCGCATCAGCTAATTCCTTTTTCGTTGGTACATAATTTTCAAATGTAGCTTTTTTGAGTTTGTCATTTATTAAGCTGTTATCGGCAAATGAATCATATAAATGAATGATTTCATTTTTCTTTTTTATAGCAAGTGTCTCTATAGCTAATCTCTGATCTTCTTTTTCTACCGATCTACATTGAGGACAAAACTCTTCATTTGTTTCTGTATCTATCAACATGCGTTTACTGCAAACGTCTTTGAAATTTTCTTTTCCTACTAAAAATACATTCGTACATCTATTAGGCGACAATACATATCTTTGACTAGCGTTTCTTGAAGTCGTATTTGTCGATGAAGCTACTATCTTTTTGATTGCTTGCATTAGTTGTCCCCCCTTTAAAAACTCCTTTTCGTTGTACAGGTTTTTCATTTAAATAACTTTCGAATTTAGTTCCAAATAAAGTGATAGGTCTCAAATAACCACTCATTTCCGAATTATCAATCCATTGCGAAGTCTTGATGTCAATTACCTGTTTAAAATGAGTTAATCCGAACCCCTCTTTCCATCTTGCTCTAATTAGATCCTGTGTTTTTTTAGATGTATGTTTATAATTGGTTTTTGCGCTCATGTTGAGATAATCAACAATTTCTTGATATGGAATAGATTGAACGCTGTCCTGAGATTTTTCAGGACTATAATCATTTTTTATTTCTTTATCTAAATCTTTATCTAAATCTTTATCTATGTCCGTTACGTCATCGTTACATGTAACGTTACAACTGAGTGTTTGCTGTTTTTTTCTTTCTCGATGTGCCGCTACACGCTTTCTAGTGTCTTCTTTGATTTTTTCTAAACGGTCTAGATTCTGATGATTTCCCCAATTAACAACGTTGATGTAATGATTATCGTCAATATCAATCATTCCGAATTTTTTAAATACAGCTAGTGCCATCCGAACTGTATTTAGGGGTCGATTAAATAGTGTTGCTAGCATATCTTCCGTATATGGGATATTCTCGTTCAGGAAAATATAACCACTTGCATTTGTCTTGCCAGCTTGAGCCAACAACTTAATCCAAATGATTAACAATGTATCAGCTTCAGGCATGCTCTCTATTAAACGTATTTTTTCATCCTCAAACATTGTTGTTGAAAGTTTAATCCACTTCACTTTTACTTCAGACATATTCCTTACCTCCTTACGCAAACCGCTATATACGCTTGTCCACTTTTGATAATCCGCTGAATTTCATAATGCGGATAACCAATACTGAAATACTTTTCAACCATTTGTTTTAATTCTTCTTTGCTTTTTGCTAAGTCCCAAAATTTATTAGGTAATAGCACTTGGTATTCGATTAAACGCATGTACTATTTCCCTACTTTCCGTGATATACTTATAACAAGTGTTTTTTCTTAAAGGACCCAGTGCCATGGGTCTTTTTATTTTCTTTCACATCACTCCAAGCCCATTGTTTTATTGGCTCATAAGTGATGTAAAGCAACCATGAACCGCTTGCGATTAACATTGCAAATATGACTAATGATGTTGTATCTTCCACTAAATCACCTCCTTATTTATCAAACGGTAATTTTGTTAAAAACCTGAAATCCTATTTTAACTAGCATTTGTTCCCACCTTTTGTGCTTCTACCCATTTAAGAAAGTCTTCCGCTTTAACGCGTTTGCTTTTTCCAATTACAATTGTTGGGAAGTCCTTTCTCTTCATAAGTGCGTATGCGGCTGATCGAGAAATATTTAAGAATTCCTGTACATCCTCCGCTTTCAGTGAAAATGGTAGTTGTTTAATTTGGTACATTTTTTTCACTCCAATCATTTTTTTAAGTTTAAATATGGATACACTATCTTATAACGTCGCCCTCATTTGTAGTCCTAAGGGCGACTTAGGTTGTAAAAAAAATCTCTCTTACTTTATTAGATCACTAATCGATACACCATAAAGTTCCGAAAGTTTTTTTAGTTTCTCTACTGATAATCCTGATTCTCCTTTTTCAACGTTATGATAAGAACGTTTGAATTTCAGACCTAAAGCTTTTGAAACGTATTCTAAAGAATAACCATTTTTTTGTCTTAGAGATTTAATTCGTTGTGTATTTAGCATTTTAAGTCACCACCTTCAACTTCTAAACTTAGTATAACCAAAAGTAGCCCTAAAGGCAACTTTTTATTTTCAAAAATTTATTTTTTATTTTTACGTTGCCATTAGGGCTACTCATTGTTACATTTAAACTAGATACTTTTTTACAAGTAGCGCGAAAGGATGTTATAGATGAATATCATAGGGGAGAGAATATTCGAGTTAAGAAAAGAACGAAAACTAACACAAGAAAAAATAGGCGAAAATATTGGTGTGAGCAAGCAAACTATTTCCAAATATGAAAAAGGGACAAAAATCCCCTCACGTGAGAACATTGAAAAATTAGCTGACTTCTTCAACGTTCCCATTGATTACTTATTCGGGAAAAGCGATAATTCCATTAAAAGTAGCAATAATATAAAAGAAATATTTGAAAGTGATGAATTACATTGGGATGGAAGAAAGCTGTCTCCTGAGGAAATCGAAAGCGTCAAAGCGCTTTTAGAAGTAGCTATCCAAAGAATGTTAAAATAAGAAAAAAAGGATTAGCATGAGGCTAGTCCTTTTTTTGGTTCCATTTGCTGCATGACTTCACTTAATTCATTATCAGTAATGAATCCTTGTTTATGTATTTCTTTCAAAGCATGAAGAGTGTCATTTTCTGAGACTTTATCCCCTAATAAATATTTAATCATGGATTTTATTTTTTCTTCCCCACTTATTAACAATACGAACTCCTCCATCCCAATAATTATGTGATTTTTTTAACAAACTGTGCATTTTTGTAACGTTTTTCAAAAATGCATACCCCTTAAAAAGCACTCAAGACGCTACTTAGTAGTAGCGTCTTGAAAAATAATTTATAAATTTCTAATGAGTTCCAGGATCAACCATTAGATATGTAGTTTCTACTTTACTTGAATGTGCTTGTGAAGTGTCTTTGTTTTGTTCAACTACTCCTAGTAGTCCTAAAACACATATCATTGTAAGAATAACTTTTTTCAACCTACTTCACTCCCTCTTTAATTAAAAGACGTGTTACCAAATTTGAATAGAATACATTCCCATTATTAGCGAATTTTTCTAAAGCCTCTTTGAGAACCATTATATCATTTCTATCTACAAAAAATAAATAATATAATTTAAATGCAGACAAAGTTTTTCCTTGTTTTTTTAAGTCTTCAAAATAAACTCTAGCTTTAACTCCTGAACCGAATTTAGCATCAAAGAAAGCTTTTTCCGCTTCTCCTACAAAGTCCCAATCTATTTTATCTACATTTATTCCGTACTCAATTCGCAAAAAAGCTAATGTACTATGAACTGCACGATACATTTTACTATAAGTAGTAATACCTAATTTTTTTATTAACTTTAGACTTTCCAAAAAGTAGGTTTCCGCCTGAAAAGGATTTTCAAATATAAAGGACTCCCCTAAGCAACTCAAAGCTTTGGCCTTTATAACTGAATCTTCCGGAGCGGATTTTATTATACTATTACAAATTTCCCTGCATTCTTTTATTTTATTACTAAACAAATTAATATGAGACTTACGATCATCATGTTGCAAATCCAAATGCTTCCTTATAAATGTATTCTCTACTAATGGTAAGTTTTGATCGATCTTTTTAGAATACGGGACCATAGCCATGAAATTACTACTATCATACAGCGCAAACCCATATAACATGTCTACTATTATTTGATAGTCAACATTTTTAGAGTATGGCAATTCATCTAATTTCCTTTGTAATTCTTCTCCTTCTAATTTATTCAAATTTCTTTGGTTGTATATATCATACAAATGTAGATATTTGTTTATTTTTCCTTTTTTATCACTACCTATATGTTTTTTTATTAATTTTTTCATTAATTGATATTCACCGACTGTTTGGCAGTAAGACAGTGACTTTTTTATGTTTAAATCACTCTCGCAAAGCAACATAAATTCTCTAATCTTCTTTCTACGTTCAGTCCATTTTGGATACAAGTCAGGAGCAATTAATAAGAATGATTCTAACTTCATTTCTTTAATTTTCCCATTTAAAATCCTATTAAGATTAGTTCTATCAATCTCTGCTTTTTTAGCCAATGTACCAACATCCAACTTAAGATAATTGATATGCTCCTGTAAGTTCTTGATAAAGCTCTTCATTCTAAAATTCCCTCCCAAATCAGAACCCAAAACATATCCCTTTTTTTCTCAATAGGAAAATGAATCATAATTTTCTTTACACTTATGAAGTATGCTATACTATGTACTGACTCATGGAAACTTTCCCTATCTAGGCTAGGGTTAAATGTTATAGCTGTGTGGCCTCACATCTATAACACCGTGGGTCTTTTTTTATTATTTCTTTCACTAAATTCAGTTTATCATAAGATTTAGAATGTTCGTTCTGATTATGGTTAAATCATGTTGAGAAAGTTTTTTTCAAAAATTCTATTTTTCATTAAGAATATTTTACCACCTAAAGAACGTTTGTTCTATATATTTTTTGTCCGTTTGTCAATTTACATGATATTTACTGTTATACAGACAAATTTCGTGACATATATAGTCTAAAAATTCTCATGTATTTATACTGAAACTATGAATACATTTGGAGAAAATCTAAAAAAGTTTAGAGCAAGTCGTTCCCTTACTCAATCAGAGTTCGGTGAAAAAGTACAGCTAAGTCGTAGTCAAGTTGGTAATTTAGAAATCAACTATAATCAACCTGATCTCGACACTCTCGATCGCATTGCAACATATTTAGGTGTTTCTGTTGATGCGTTAATGGGTAGAACGAGTACACCACATGAAAAGAACATAGCAAATGCCCTCGATGAAATTCAAACGGTTTTCGCAGGCCTGGATGAATCTCAGCGAGAGCAATACTGCAAACAACTCGTTTTATATGCAAAGTTCCTTAAAACTCATAACGAGCTGTTATGAGTCGATTGTAGTAGAAAACATTTCCAATCGCAACGGTAAAAATTAACAAATTTTTATCAACAAAAAAAGAGAGCACTTAGCTCTCTTTTTTATATTCCTGTGCCGGGGTCTTTTATGTATCCTCCACCTGCCCCAGGATCATACATCCCCATTCCGCCACCTGGATCTTTCCAATACCCTCCACCCGGATTTGGGTCATACTTCAATTGACTTCCACCTAAACCGCCTGGATCAAAGTTATCTCTTTTCAT